CGAAATTTGCATTGTCGATGACGCTTCAAACGACCCTGACCAGGACGTCGATGCAGGCGTGTAGTCGGTCCAACTGGACTGGCCGACTGTCCGCCAGTTGGTACCTCCATACATTTGCAATTCGCCCGACTCGGTCCCCGTTAGATAGCAAACCATCCCCTCGGATAATGTCGGTTCGCCTGCGCCGCCGAACGCGGCGTCCCGAGCAGTGCTGTTCGCGTAGACGCCGACGATTTGATCCTGGATGTAGGTGTTTATCGAGTCGCCGCCCGATGCGGCCACCACGTCCCCCGCCACCCAGAGTTTGTGTCCTGCTCCTGCCATTGTCTGCTCCTAAACGGTCAGATACGCGAGTTTAGTAGTCGTCCCGAGCGTCGAAAGGGCCGCGTAGCCGCCGCTGCCGTCACTGTCGAGCACCCAGTATGCGCCGCCCTTGTCCGACGAAAAGTTCATGGTCGTTGTCCACCTGTTCGCGTCGGCTTTGTGGACGATTCCTTCGGCCTGGACTATATGGGTGACGGTTGCGCCGGTGGCGGGATGGCGACGCACCTGGTACAGATTGCCGGGGTCGGCGGTGAGGAGCACCGACCAGAGGCCCGTGTCGGCCTGCGGGAAGAACGTCAACGATGAAACCCGGTGGTCGGGTTCCTTCTGCCGGTCTACGAGGTAGTCGCACCATGTTGTCGCCGACGCAGCCGAGTTGAGCATCAGTGCGGTTTCGTCGCGGCCTCGGACGCCATAGCGGCTTTGCGACGTCGCATCGGTCGCCTCGGTTGCGGTTGTGGCGGTGCCGTAAACGGTGCCGTTTGCGAGGTTCGTGATTTTGTCGTCATCCCAAAACATTCTCACATCGTGGTAGGGCAACCATCCCGCGTCGGCGCTTGTGTCGTCGGTGAATTGGCCGAGGATGCCGGGTCGGGTTTCGCCGCCGGCTAACACCTCGGCACGCGACAACATCTCGATCGTCGTCACGCCGCGTTCAGCAAAGACGATTCCGACCTCGGCATCATTGACCTTGTCGATTTCGTCGAGGACGTTCATCGTTTTCGTGTAGGTCTTCGCCGGGGCCGTTTCCATCAATGTCGTGTAGCCGCGTGTGATCGCCGATGATGCCATGCCGGCGAGGGCGCTGAACCGTTCCCCGGTCGTCTCAGCCGAACGGGTCGTGGCGTCGCATTTGGCTTGCGCCATGCCTTTCATAAAGTCGACGGCTTCGATGATCGTGACCTGGTCGTGGCCGTGGCCGCGTGACTGCTGCACCCATCGTTCGACGAACCCGCCGAACAGCTGAATGGTCGACCCGTCCTTCGGACTGATCACCTCGATGTCGATTTTGCGACCTGGGAGCACCTGCGTCGCGCCCGAGTCCTGGTAGGGCGACGGTGCATCCGTGTTCGACGGATCGAGGTAGCCGTTGGTGTTGTCGACCTCGAGAATGCAGCGGCCCGTTTGCAGTTTCGACAAGGCGTCTTTTTTGCCTCTCGTGATGTAGAGGCTCCGAACCTTGTTAGCCGTCGTGATGGTCGTATAGGTGGCGGCCGATGCGACGTTCCAGCCCTGGTTGAAACCGACCTTGACGACGATTTGTGCGGTCGTCATGTCCCAAACTCGAGGTCGTAGTTGCGATACTTGGTGCGAACCAGCTCCGACTGGATGAGATCGGCGAGTTCGTAGTTCGAGATCACCGACCCCTGGACGGTCACGTTGACGGTCGGGCCGCCCATTCGGCCGCCGCCGTGGTCGAGCGGAATGATCGCCTCAGGGCCGGCCTCGCCGAGCACCGCCAACGTCGGCCCGGTGACGATGCCGCCGGCTGCGAGGGTCGGAATGTCGGGGAACACGTCGAAACCGCCGAACCCTTTGCCGCCGATGCCTGGCACCCAGGATGGGACGTCGATGCGGGGAAACGTGAGATCGGCCATGTTCCAGATCGAGATCAGGCCGTTCACGAGGGCCTTGCCGAATGCCTGGCCGAGGTCGGCGAGGAGGCCCACGCCGGCGATCGCAGCGTCGACCATCAAACCGGGCAGATCCTTGAACGTGTCGACGATGAAGTCGACAGCGGTCGAAACGATCGCTTTCAGGGCGTCGAATGCGCCCGCAAAATCACCCTGGAAAAGCGCTACGACGAGATCCACCACGTTTTGGATCTGGTCCCCCATGTATTCGAACCAGCGGACAATCAGGTTGATGACCGGCCGGATCATGGGGAAGAAGTCGTCGGCGATCCACGCGGCGGCGACCTGGATCGCTGCGACGGTTGCCTCGACGGCGACAATGACGGCGTCGATCGCCACGACCATTGCTTCCATCGTTGCCACGGCGGCCGGGCCGAGGCGCGCCATGAGGTCGTTCTTGAGTATGGCGAACTTATCCGACAGGGTTTCGGTCGCGTCGGCCTGGGCGTCCACGAGGCCGGTTCCCTCGCCCATGAGGCCGCCGAACGTCTCCAGCTCGAGGTTGCCGGAACGGATCGCCGACGTCATGCGTGCGCCCGCGGTGCCGAACGCCTCCGATGCGATCGCCAGGGCGTCCGTCTCCGACGTCGCGCTCTGGATCTGACTGACGATGTCCTCGAACGCCTGGCGAGGATCGCCGCCGGCCTCGGCTACGTCGCCGAAGAACTTTTCGAGCGACGGTCCGAGCTTGGTGACGTCGACGCCGGCCTGCTCCAACATGCCGAACATGGCGATCGTTTCCTCGCCGGAGAATGCGGCCGTGGCGAAGATCGGGCCGAACTTCTCCATCTGGGACAGCAGGTTGTCCATAGGTGCGCCGGTTGCCTGGGAGATTCGCAACAGGTCGCCCAACAGCTCGTCGGTTTCCGCCATGGGCACGTTGAATTGGGTCATCTGGGCATCAAGGCGGGAAATTGCGTCTCCGACGTCCATCTCGCTGACGCGGGCGAAGTCCAGGAACAGGCCCGTCGTGTCCTCGAGCTGGTCGCCGGTGACGCCGAAGAACGTATTGACGTCGGCGATCGCCCCTGCGACCACCTCGGCTGACTCAGGGACGGTGCGTAGGACGTCCGTGGCCTGTTTTTTGAGATCCTCCAGGGCTTCACCGGACGCGCCGGTTCCCTTGATGAGGATGTTTTCCATTTCTTCGAAGTCGAGGCCCGCCTTGACGAACGCTGCCCCGAGGCCAACTGCGATGCCGATGCCGGCCATTTTGAGGCCGTCGAACGCCTTACTGGCACCCTTCGAGAACTTGCTGACGTCCTTCTCGGCCTTGCCGAGTTCCTTCTTGAAGTCCTTCGCGTTGGCGGAAAGCGCGACCGAGATTTTGGACGTTTTGGCGGCCATTACGTCAACCCGGCTTTCTTGAGCAGGTCGGCGGTCTGCTTCTCGTAGGCGGCTACGACCTCGTCGCGGCGCTCGTCGAGGGCGTCGTACAGGAACGGGTTCGGGTCAATGTCGCGGGCGCGCCAACCGAAGTGAATCGGGCCGGCGTAGGGCACTTTCGACGTCAGGCTCGGCGTTCCGGCGTTGACCTTCGCACCGCCGGCCGCCTTCGCTGCCTTGATCGTCTTCTGCAACGCACCGGAACGCACCGGGACGAGTTGCCTGGCACGGTCGCCGACGATCTCGCCCAGGGCCTTGTTGCCCTCTTTCAGCTCGGCGACCATCTCGGGGCCAACCTCTTTCAACGCCTTCTGGAGCTTCGCGGAGTCAACGTAGATTGCTACGGCGGGCACGTCGGTTCGCCTCCTTCACTCTCTCGTTGTGGGCCGCCCTGAGCGCCTTCACCAGCTCCGGCGGAGCCTCGAGCAGCGCCGTAATCGGCTGTCCGGTGGCTAACGCGAGGTCGGCCAGGTGGTACGTCAGGGAGTGTCTACTGATAAAGGGCTTTCGTCGTTCCCCATCTCCAGATTGCCGACCTGCTCGATGAACTGGTCGAACGGCGGCACGGTCTTGCCCTCGTGTCTGGCCTGCTCCCAAGCAAGCCAGACGAGGTGCTCGAGGGCCAGTGAGCCGTTCGACAGCGCCTGGATCGACAGTTTGAACTGGCGCTCAAACTTCACAAAAGTCCCAATAGAGGGCTTCACTGTCCATGAGGTGCCGTCCTCGAGTTCGACACTGATGTGCAGGTCGATCATGGCGCTATGACGTCGCGGTCGAGATTGCGCCCGTTACGGGCCATGTCACGGATACGGTCGAGAGATCCCCCACACTGCCGTCGATGAAGGGCAGTTCGGTGATGAGACATGACGCGGTCTTCTTCGGGTTGGTCGCTGTCACGCTGCCCGACGCCGGCGTTATCGTGACGTTGACCGCTGTTCCCAAGAGATCCTTCAAGGTTGCGTAGACTTTCGACGCCGCGAAGTCGTTCAGGAATTCTATGGAAACCGAGGAGTCCTTGAGGCCGCCGATCCTGGACACATTTGTCTCGCCCATGGCGGTTGTCGTCAGGTCGGCACAGGTCTCATTGAACCCGGTAACGCTGGTGATGTGGTCGGTCAGATCCACGGAGTTGACCGTGACGGTGACCGACTGGTTAAAGAATACGGCCATGATCAGCCTTCCTTTTCTTTGGTTTTCGGTGGTGCGGCGAGGTGGCCGCCGGAGATGAGGGCGTCGATGTTGCAGCCCTCGAGGTCGTCGTCGGTGACGGTTCCCCCAGGTTCAACGCCGGCGACCATGCAGGTCCCGACGATCTTGTAGGTGGTCATGTGGCGTAAACCTCCACGTTGAAGATGGCGCCGACGTACTGCGAGTCAGCGACGTTGACATTTCCGTAAGCGGTGCAGCTCGTCACCTGGGACGTCGATGCTTCGCCGCCCAGCGTCGTGTCGCCCCGAATTGCGGCCTCGACCGAATCCGATCCGGTGATGAAACTGTCGAGGACGTCCTGGCCGGCGTTGGGTTCCCAACGTTGCGCCAGGGCGAGCACCTCGAAGTTGAACCTGGACAAGCCTTGGCCGCCCATCGCCTCGTGATAGTCGGCGACCGGGGAACCGGGGCGGACGATCGCGCACGGGACAGTCACCCGGTCGGGGACAGTGTCGAACACGGCGATAAACGTGCTCACGGTTTCGAGCCGGACCTTGATCTGGTCCCGTAGGGCGGTGTAATCGGCCACATCTACGCCACAGCCAACAGGCGATAGCCGGACAGCAACGCACGCACGTCCGGGTCGATGCGTGAGATACGTACCGCGTCGCCTTCGAGGCCGGCCTGGAAGCCGAGCGGCGAGCTGCGGCGCTGATACAGGCGTGCACCGAGCACCGTTGATGCCTGGACAATCGCCTTCGGAATCGCCATGCCGTAGCCGTAGAAGGCGGTCACCTCGACGGTCGCACGGTTGCTCATGTACCTGGGGAACGTCGACCCGTCGACTCGGCGGATGATCCGATACGGGGTGACGTTGCCCTCGAGGACGAATTCCGACGTGATCGTCAGCGTTGTGTCGTAGGCCCCGTCGTCGGCGGTGTCCGTTTTGACGACCAGTGACGTGGTTTGTGCGATGTCGTCGACCAGGACGACCCGGTCATCCATCGGCCGGTAAACCTTCGCGGTCGCCGATCCGGGGACGACGAAGCTGCGACCCGTGTAGTTGTCGATCTCCTGCTCGGCGGCGTCGATCGCAGCGTCGATCGGATCATCCTCGGACGAGGTAGCCGACGGGATCCCGAGGTAGGTCTTGACGACCGCTCGAGTCGTGTAGGCGGGCATCTACTTCTTCTTCGCTGGGGCCTTCTTCGCGGCCGGGGCCTTAGCGGGCTTGACCGCTTCGACCTTGTGGACGCGGCCGGGCGACTGCTTCGCCCACAGGTCCTCCTGGCTCGACGTGTCGCTCATCTGTTTTCTCCTGGCGGTAACGCCTCGGCCCGGTTTGACTGCCGAGCCGAGGCGCTCCCTGGTGGGGGTCTTACAGGGTGGCGTTCCAGAGCGAACCCTGGTTCACGGCCACACTGCTGGGGTTCCTCACGGCGAAGGCGGAGTAGCCGAACGCGACGATGCGAACCGTCAGCGTTGCGGATCCGACGCCGTCGAAGCGGGCCAGCATGGGTGTTCCGGCGTTCTGCTCGAACAGGAGCACATCGTCGGAGCGCATCGTGATCACCCGGTCCTCGTCGGTGCCGGCACCCAGGTTCGTCGGAATGTTCGCGTCGGTGACGACGGGAACCCCGGCGATCTGGAACAGGGCACCGCCGTAGCCGGCTACGCCTCCGATGCCGATGACGTTGGCGCTGGTTGCGGCCGTCACCTGGAACAGCGGGCGACTC